ATTGTCACTAGCTGGGATGTTCTTAAACTCAGGCGTTAAGATGCCAGCAAGTGAGAGCATCGGGATTGCGTAGTCAAAGCTGGGAAGTTTCTCACCCGCGTTAATGACCATATGCGCTTCAGTAATGGTACTTAACAGCCTGTGAAGATTTGGCCTTCCTTCCACAACGATTTTGGCAGTGGGATACCTCTGCCCAAGGACACGCACATAACGTGAGAACTGAATTATATCCCCCAACCCTTGCTCGCCGTAAACCAAGATCGTTTTGTGCCCTAAATCCTGACCACTCCATTGCGGGGCGTTTAGCTTTCTGGCTGGCAATTGATCAGTTTTCCATCGCCACTCATACTCACTCCAGCCTTCAGCAAGGTTGCCGCTTTTCAAAAGCGCCATGCCAAGCGCCAGATGACAATCAGCATTATCAGGATTAACGCTGATGGCTGCCCGATACATGCCAATGGCCTTACCCAACTGCCCATGATATTTGTGAATGTGGCCGAGCGTCATATAGCTTTCGGCCAATGGGTAAAGATCGATGGCTTGGTAAATATATTCCATCGCTTTTTGTGCATCAAACATATCCCAGCATGCACCGCCTTTGTTATTTAAGATGCCGGCTCTAACTTTGGGATCATTCTCAAGCTTGAGCGCCCGGTCATAATTCAAGATGGCATCGATGGGATGCCCCAGCTTATTGAGTGCGTCGCCCCTGTTGGCCCATACCCACGGCTTGGTATCGTCATATTGAAGAAGTTCAGTGGCCCAATAAACCAAGTCAGGCCATCTCTGGTTCGCACGTGAAATAAGGAACTGTTCCTTACATTCTTCATAAGCTTTACGCTGCATTACGCTCTCCTTGGTTTAAAAAAAAAGAGCGGGGCCGCTGAGACCCCGCTCTGGTACACTTCCGTTACAAGGGCGATTAGCCCGATACGCCGACGACCGGGTAGTTCAACACAGCGGTATTTGGCCCGGCAGTCGAACCATCGGCTTGACTGATTACCATGCCGTTTATCTGGTACGTCGTGCCAGCGCCACCGGCAGTGGTCGTCACTTCGCCACCAACGGTCGCGCTCGAGTGCAATTGAGCATTCTTGGTGGTTGCAGCCGCACAACTTACGTTCGGGCAGTTGCCCGCACGCTGTACCCAGAAGTAAGCGCCCTTCTGGGTACCAGTTGGGGCAGGAACCGAAACGCTGCCAGTGCCGCCGCCAACCACGCCGACGAGATCGCCAGTCGGTGCGGTAGCAACAGTAGCACCGCCAATGAGGGCCACCGACCAAGAGCCCGGCACCTCGCTGATCTCGACGACAGACGAGGCAGGGATGGTGATGGAGGCGGTGCAATACACCCACTCAGTGCCGTCCGAGCCCCATGCCTTCTCACCGAGGAGGAAGGGGGCTGCCGGGTACTCAGGAGTGTTCGTATCAAGGATGAACACCGAATTGATATCGATGCCTTCCTGCGACGTAGTGCTATAGATGATGCCCATAAGGCTCTCCTTGCTAGAATGTTCAGTTCGGAAGGTTCAAAACATCGCTATGAATTGATTTCCATAACTATTTTCAAACCACGTTACACAGGAATATCGATGATTGGTTTCATCAACATGCTTGGTGTACTACGATCAAGAAAATCGTCAAGTCTAGGTGTTGGTTATGACGGCTACCTTGAAGTTAGAACCTCGCGGAACTGAGAAATACTCGGTCTGGTTTGCCGCCATCCGCATTTTAGTTGCCGCTGCCGTTGGGTTTGCCCCAAACTCAACAGAGCAAATAGCATCTGTGTGAAGGCGAACAAGGGTGGTGTTAGTGTTGAAGACTGCGGACTGCGCCGAAGCACCACTGATGGCCACCGTTTGCTCTGCGGTTGGCAATTGCTGCGCAACCCCAATCGGAAAATTACCTGCTATCCCTGCCGCGCCAAATTCTGTGACATATAAGGTAGCCATATAGAATTATCCTTTATTCAATGTCACACCGTTTAGATCTGCGTGCTCTTTGGAGGAACTTTCTGACTCTTGCTGTGAAGGAAAATTTGAGCCTGTGTCGCCCAAAGCGTCCTCCATAAGCTTGTTCGCTTCTTTGAGGTCGCCTGCCGCTGACACAAGTTTGCCAGCATTCACAATGGCGTTCTTGGCCTCAGGCACAAAGGCCGCTTGAGCAGCGTCCGTAGCCTTCTTGATTTGAGCCACCATGTCCTTGATGCTGATAGCTGCATTCTTAACGTCACGCATATCAATGTCCCCTACAAGTGCAGTATTTCCCGACACAGGTGCAAAACTTTTCAGACGATTTCTTGTCCAAGTGTTTTGGTACCTTAATTCGCTTTCTAATTCCCATCCTATTTGCGTGAGGATGAGCAATTGCAGTTCTGGCTGGTCGATAAGGCTCAACTACAACCTTGTCCCACGATCCAAACCTATCACTGAATGAGGCTGGAGCGCTTACATACAGAACTACTAAGAAAGGAATTATCACGTTACACCTTAAACGAATGGGGGCCGGATAACCGGCCCCCACCCTCAGCATTACGCCGTGAGAATGCCTTGCAGGAAGGCGTTGCTCAACGTCATGTTGCCAGCCCAGCCAATCAGGCGAACCATGGCGTCCTGATTGATCGAGAAGCGATCCGGATCAAGCGGGACCATATTGCGCTGCGCGTGGGGCCTCCAGTGGATGTACTTCGTGTTGAGGAAATACATCGTGGTGGAAGGAGCACCGCCGACTGCTGAAGTGGACCCGCTGGTCTGTGCCGGGAGCGGATCAGTAGCAAAGCCTTGGAAACCACCATCCAGCACCACGTCTGCACTCATGTACTTGAGGGTCTGGAAACCAGCCTCAGCCATGTCAGGCGCACCATTCTCAACCTGAATGCGCTGAATCGCTTGCAGAGCACTCAGATAATAGCGGTAGCTGACGTTGTCCGCGATGATCAGGTCCGGGGAATCGCGGCCACGGATCAGTTCCACCCAAAGCGCGTCCATCTGTTGCATGATGGTAGCTGCGCTGAGGCTGACACCGCCGTTCGTGGCAGCAGACCAATTCTTGTTCTGCCAGAAAGTCCACTGGGAGCGGTCAATGCCACCAATCACGCCAGAGCTTGGCGAGCTGGAGACGAGCAGTTGAAGGCCGCCCACGGAGCCAGTGACAGTGCCATCACCGTAGATGCCTTGCGACAAGCCGTTCATGAACGTGTCTTCAGCGTTCATGATGCGGGACTCAAGCAGATCGATGATCGCTTCCTCACCGGAGTTTTGCAACTCCTCAAGGCCGCTGATGGACACCGCAACAGCCGCTTGGCGGATCGGGTACTCAGCCGCCGAGAAAACTTGGCTTGGTGCGATGTTGAGGGTCTGGTAACCAGAATACCATTGATAGGTCTGGTTATCAGCGTAGTTCAGTTCTTGAACGATAGTCCGGCCACCACTGAACGTCTTGACGTTACCGCGCTTGCTCAGCCGAAGCAGAGCGGCGTTATTGCGCGACATATTGTCGGCAAGTTCGCCAGTGCGGCTACGAAGGGTCGTGGTGACAATTTCCGAAAGATTTGGAAATGCCATTTTGGGCTCCAATAGGTTTATGGGTTCTTAACGCCACGCGTCACCTATGGTAACCGCCTCGTATGAGGCTGTGTCACTTCGTGAATGACACAGCTTTCATGTGATAGCACGCCGTACCAGTTATTGATCCCTCAATTCCGCCATTGCGGCCTTGATGGAATCACGAACGCTAGTCTTGCCTTGCGGCTTCTTCGGCTGTGCAGCGCCATTTAGGTTACTAGGCGCATTTCCAACTGGAAGAGAGACCGCTGCCTTCTTTGCCTTGGCAACTTGGGTCTGACGCGCGGTTGTCGCCTGCTGCGTCGCCTCTTGTTGAACCTGTTGGTTCGCTTGCTGTTGTTTAGCAAGCACCTTGGCGCGAACTACTGGGTTGTAATAGATAGCACGTTCATACGCCCCGTCGAGATCCACCTGACCATTTTTTATCAATTCTGGATCAGCCTGAATAAGACGGGCCATGTCCTGACGGACATCTTGGAAGAATTCCTTGTCCTTTGACCAAAGGTTCAGGTTTTCCTCGGTTTTGCGCATTTGTTCAGCTTGAAGATCATGCTGAATGGACCCGAAACCAGTTTGCATCGCATTGAGTTGCTGCGCAAGGTTGCGGACATTTGTTTCAAGACCTGAAACATAAGATCTAATTTCGTCCGGGATGACGGGCGGTGTACCCTGTTGCTCCGGCTGCTGCTGCTGCTGTTGCCCCTGTTGCTGCTGCCCCGGTTGAACGGAGGCAACAATCTTCCCCCAATCAAGCCCCATGGACTTGGCAAGGCCCGGAAATGCTTGCGTCGGGCTTCCAGCCAGAGCTTTGAACCACAGGAACATGCGGTTCACCGCTTCGGCGGGCGTCGCATTCATTTGCCGCAGAGCATCGGTATGTGGGGCAAGCGCCTGATCAATGCCAGCATAGCGCTGCTTGAGCTCGTCAACACCCCGCTGCATGTCCTGTTCGGCTTTGACAAAAGCCTGTTTGATGCTTTCGGGAGCTTTATCCCAATCTGCCTTGGCTTCCTTGCCCAAACGATCAGGAGCCTCAATCGTTTGGGTTTGCTGGGTTTGCTGAGCCTGTTGGGTCTGATTGGCTTGTTGGGCTTGCTGCGCGGCCTGCTTTGGCTCGGCTGCTTTTTTTATCTTTGGCTTTGGCTGGGCTGCTTGGTTGGCCTCAGACATAGCCTTTTTGATTTCGTCGCGGACGCTTAGTCGTTGCTGTCCTCCTTCTCCAGAAGCTTCTCCAGAACCATCAGAATTATCACCAACACCCCCGTCGTCAGCAGAAGCGCCAGAGATATGTTCGAGTGAGCCATCGTCTGCTCCTCCCTCGTCCTCAGGAGAACGGTAAACGTTATCAAGATATTTTTGAGCAAGCGAGCGCAACATGATTAGAACTCCTTAATTCGGGCGCTTTGTAGGACCCATGACAGTTACGATGATCAATAAGCCTTCAGCGGTCGCTCTTGGGTCACGCATCCAGCTTACGCTTGTTTAGATGGTGTTACACGTTTCCGGATGCGAGTCAGATTCCACTTGTGGCCAAACCTGTTCCGGAATTTTACGCTCCTCACCCGGCAATAACCAGTAATTGCCATGGGCCTGTTGCACATTCCCGTGCATTACACTTGTGAACCGTACCAACTTCTGACCGTAGTTATCATGCTGGCCTTCGTTTGGATTACAGAACACAACGTTTACGCATTGGGTACTCCATACTTCAGTAATGAGGGCATCGTGTGGGCAACCATAAGGGTCAAAAAACACACAAGCCTTACCGCGATGGGTTTCTCGAGTCACTTCTGTCAAATATCTCACCTCCTTTGCAATTGATGGATAGCGTGGCGGATGGCCTCTCGTCGAGCCCCGCGATCAAGAGTGATGGGGGCACGTGGCTTCAGGAGCGTAGCAGTTTCGTTGCCAACTTCTACACAGCCAGCCGCCCTCGTAGCGTCTCTGAATTTCTTCTTGCTTGTATAGAACTTGCCGTCAGCCATGTGACGGGTTGGTGCCATTTCGTCGCTTATGACGTAGGAGGCACCGGAACCAGCGTGCTTTGGGGCAGCTCGGCTCTTATCAACTAGCTTGCCGTTACGATACACATATGTCGTCATTTGGTTCTCACATACACAGTTTCAATCCACTCGTCCGTATCAACTCTCTTGCCCCACAATTTCTCTTTGTTTTCTTTAATGGGGTGCAAACGCCATTCAATCTCGCTGTAAGCAGATTTAATGGCCTTAAACAGCATTTCGGTTAGGTATTCCTCGCTCATTTCCAAGACCTCCTTGATCAATAGGAGGTTGCTGCGCTTGGTGCGCGCGTGTCAACAGCCGCATTTGCTCAATTTCAACTTCCATTTCACGCATTCTCATTTCCATGGACTTGATTGCCAAATCCATCTGCTGATTTTGAGCCTCACCCTGATTATCCAATTGCTGACGTTGCATCTCAGAGGCCGCTTGCTGTTGATTTGCTTGAGCATTGATCTTGGCAGTGGCGATATCGGCCTGAGACTTAGCAACATCGGCTTGCGCACGGGTTTGTGCCGAGGTAGCAGCCGCTTTCGCAGTCTCAGCCTGCGCTTGCGCCTTAATCATCTCTGGATTCGGCTGATTTTGGGCAGCCTGTTGCCGTTGTTTGGCGATTTTAACCGCCTGATCACAGAATTCCTCAATTGAGGCTTCAAGATCACGGCCAACACGGTACCCGCGCACGCCGAATTGCAACAATTTTCCGAGAAGAGGCGTTATTTCCGGAATTGACGCTGACATTTGCATGGCAGTTTGCAGATATTTGGTCACGACTTCAACAAATTCGTTGCGATCACCTTTTTCTTGGGCCGCATCGCCGTAAATTGTGGAATCAACCTCAATATCTACCCTGAAACCACGCAAACGCTCATTGCGGAGCAATGCAATAGCCCGGTCAATGCGCCCTAGGGCTTGCTGAATGGCTATTTGAAGGGGGCTGGGTGGAGCCATAGCAGGCAGACCCGGCGCTACAGGCGGGGCTTGTAAGGGCGCTGAGGGCACAGGCATGCCGGGGCGTGGCCCAACGCTTACAGGGAGCCCACCAATGCGTGGCTGGAAAGGAACAACATTGCCGCCAACAGTCTGCGGGGTAGGGGCAGGCGCAGCCGGATGGGGAGACATAAGCTGCTGTTGCTGAGGCGGCATCTGTGGCGGCGTTGGGGGCTTGAGTGACGCCATCTGGTCTTCGATGTCATCAACGTTAACGCCGAGTCCCTCCTCAAACATTGCGCCGGAAGCCTCAACAAGTGACTTCGGGGCAAAGTGTTGGCACATAATGTCAGCCATGATCTGGATCAGATCACGGGCAAAGCGCGCAACTTCGTTCTGCCGTGCCGTTAGGCGCGTGCCGGTATAATTGGATTTGAGCCTGACGCCACCTAACGTCTCACGCGCATCATTGGTGCCACGCATCAAGTCATTGATGCCGGTCAACCTATCCATTTCCTCAATTTGCATTTGCTTCATTTGAACCAATTGGTTCAAGACGCCGATGATCTCTTTCAAAGGCAAGAAAGAGACTTGACCGCCAATGCCGCCTTTCTCAGCAAATGCAGCCCAATTATCTACTGGGATCAGTTCATTCTCAACTGACTCGTCCAAAAGCCTACGGATTCCTCGCGATGCTGCATCATAAACACCGGCAACCTTGCAGGCTCGCGTCAACATAGCGATGCGTTGGCTCAAATCATCAATTTGAGCAGCTTGATCCTGATATTGAATGTAATCAGCAACCGGGATTAGTGTGCCGTTTGTTTGATTTGCAATGATAGGACGGGGGCATGGGAAGAAATGTTCAAGGTTGAGCGGATCCTCTTTGCGGTCACACAGAAAGTGATAGCCTTCGGCTACCCAATAAACGCACCTATCCTCTTTATTCCAAATCTCATAGACCTCGCCCTTAACCTCATGCTCAAGGACCACGTTCTCATAAGTGAACTTTAACCTTTCGTCCTTTTGCAATGGTATCTTTTTTGCAATATCACGGCCAAAGCGTTCGGCCATCTGTGTGTACGTCATATACACACGCTTGCCCACTGCGACTACTTCTGACCAAGTGCGCGCATTTACGGGAAAAATAAAAAAATCTTCCCAATGAATATAATCAATGGGAGTGCTCTCCCTTGTAATCTCGTCATCAGTTGATTCCAGCTTTTCGCCAGTCTGATCAAGTAACTCACCGTCTTCCCCGTACAAATCAGGTTCAAGCATCCCCTGATTGTCTTTCATGTCGATGCTATCTTCTCCGTGAAGGGATAGACCAGCCGAAAATTCAGGCTCATAACGAACCCACGCCACGCCCCTGCCAGGAAGCAGATAGTCATTCACGACCTGACACATGGCTTCATGGAAGCCGCAAATTTCAATCTCGTTCCTCAATGCCCGTTCAAGGATTTGCGCGGCCCCAAGCGCGATGGGATCTTTGTCACCAAATCGGCGCTCAGCCACCGGCACTGGGGAACGCCCATAAATGGCTGGCTTCAAAATCTCAACATTTGCCCACAACGAGCTGTATCGACGGCGTTCGTCCTCGTCCACACGGTTCCGCTCGTCACGGTAGCGTTGCTCAACCTTGCGGCCACGCTTCAAGAATTGCATGTACCGCTTGTCTTTGCCGGACTTCTCAATTTGATCATGCCAGAAAGAGGCAAGGCGTGCCGATTCGGTCCCGCCATTTTCACCGGCCAAGGGATCAAGATCGATTTCCATTATTCTTACCTCAGTGAATTCTCAAAATGCCCCGTTTGCGGCGCTCTTCGTTATCAACAAAAAGGTCTTCAAGAGTTACGGTGCATTGCGATGGATCAGTTGATAGTAACTTAACTGGTTCTTTCTCGCTAGATGATTTTTCCGCTGGAATCATTTTGTCCAAAACTTGACCAATCAAGCTGAGTGCGTCCACCTGATCGTCGAACTTGCCTGCATCAAAACTAAGAAGTTCACGTCTGAATTCGGCAAACCAAGGGGCGGCAAAGGGGCAATAGAGGCCGTTTAGGGCCATGCGCCCAATGATGGACT